GATCTCGGTGATCGCGGTGTTGCTGGATTCGTGGATCAGGCTGGCGCGAATGGCGGCCTCTTCCTCGGCCTCGTTGAGCCATTTCGTAACGAGCGGATCGCCAGCCAGATACGGAATGACGGTGTCATCCGCATCCACCCGGTAATCGGCGATTAGCTCTTCGAGAGTCATACGACCCCAAACTGATCCACCATGCCGGTGACCTGGATGCGCAAGTCGTTCACGGCCTTGCGCTTGTCGATGCTGGCATTGAAATGGGTCTTGGCGAATGTCGCCAGGGACTCCTTGTCCATGTTGGCCACGGCGTCACGCATGTTCTGCGTTTCGTCTTCCTCTTTGCGAGGCGCGGCAATCTCCACCACCGGGGCATCAGCATCGCCTTCCGTGTAAACGTCGGGGTGCTTGAGCATCAGCTTGGCGATGTTCAATGGGACCATGCGCGAGTCGCCGCGATCAAAGTTGATCCGGGTGCCGAACGTGCCATCGGTGTAACTCGGACGCTTGCCGATGTACTTGACGGGGACAAGGCTGACTGCTTGGTTCATGGGTGATCCTGTTGTGAAAAAGCGGGATGCCGTGAAGAGCACCCCGCAAGCCTCGTGGCAACTGCCTAGTTAGGGCGCGCCGCCGATCACGCCGTAGACGATGATGTCAACGACACCGGCTACAGCGTTGGTTGCCGCATCCCAGTCCATGACGATGTACATGTCACGGGCCAGGGTGATGGGCGCCACAGCCGTGTTGTCAGCCCGGTAGCGCCCCACTGCGTTCAGCGCCAACGAGGCGGTGAAGTAGTCGGCATCGTCTTGGGTGGTAACACCATCAACGGCACGCAGGCCTACCTTGGCGGTGGTAGCGGCGGTGAAGGCGTCCGAGACAACCATCAGGGCGTCCTGCACCAGCATGCCGGCCGGAAGGACACCGACGATGAGTTCGTCAGCGGCGGTGGGGGCAGCCGTACCGTCGCCATCCGTCCAGACGCCAGACGAGTTGGTCGTAACGTTGAACGACAGCGCGGCGAGGTTGCCGTAAGGGGTGCCGCCAAACTGCTTTTGGCTGGCAAGTTTCTTGCGAGTGAAGGTCGTAGCCATGTTGGGCTCCTTGAGGTTGTGAGGGGTTGTGGACGCAGGCCGGTGTTACCCGGCCCGCTGCGTCACTTAGGCCGCCAGGCGCACGGCGGTGTCGATGCACATCACGCCGTAGTCGGTGTATTGGCTGGCATCGCCGTGGTCGATCAGGAAGCGGATCTTGCTGCGGCCATTGATGGCGCCCAGCAGGATTTCCAGCTTGTCGCCGTGGTCCAGTTCCTTCTCGCTCAAGAAGTAAGGCATGCCGGTCTTGGGGTGCTTGCCCCAGGCTTCGGCCAGTGCCTGACCACCCAACAGAATCGCGCGGTCGATGGCGTGCGTGGTGCTGAACGCAGCCGGCACGAGGTCGGTCGAGGTCTCCGTCTCGGTGGTGTAGCTGGCGCAGTAGCGCAGGCTGTCACCGGCATAGAACCGGATCGGCTTGGGCATCTTGATGATCAGGATGCCATTCCACAGACCGGCCTCGCCGCAGAACAGAGGGTTCATCCCGGCTTGCTGGGCGCGCGCCATCGCGTTGGCCTGCAGGGTACGGAAGCCCGTCGATTGCACAAAGCTGGTGTACTGCTCGCTGGAGCACAGCAGCACACGGACCGGCGCATCGCTGGCCATCTTGTCGCCCTCGAACACAACCGGGGGAGGCGGCACAGCCATCGAGTCGAGCGTGGTGCGCAGAGCGTCCACCACATCGGCGTTCATCACGTCGGTGGTAGCCAAGGTGATCTCACTGCCAGCACCGGCAATGTGCTCGATACCGGAACCGGTGGACATGTAGTGCCGGTTCTTGGTTGGCGCCTTGACGGTGTTGATGGCGATGGCCGCAAAGTCGGCGTCACTGGCCTTGGGCACCGCCCATTCGATGTTGTCGTGAAAGCCACGGGCGCCGGCCAGGTGCGTCAACACCAATTGGTCGGACAGACGTTCCATGTAGTTCTCACCCAGCGCGCGCGCCAACTTGCGCAGCTCGTGCGGCGTGCGTTGCTGTGTCATGGTGTCGCCGGCACTGATCGGGTAGCGCGCCTGGTTGATGCGCAAGCGATCTTGACTGAACGACATCGCGCGGCCCAAGCCCTCGGCGTTGTTGGCGCCCATGATTGGTTTGCCGCCCATCGGGTTGATCAGGTCGAACGTGATTTCATCACCCGCCATCTTCTGCAAGTCCATGCAGCGCACGATTGGCATCTCGCTGCTGGACTGCTTGCGAATGGTGGATTCGGCCTCGGCTTGCTGCGGGAACTTGCCCGTCAGGCGACCGATGGTCGTATTGCGCTGCATGTTGGCAGCGAACAACCCAGCGGACTGGATTGTGATGGCCTGCGGCGAACCGTAGGGAAGACTGGTAGCACCCATAATAAAACTCCTTCAAAGGGACCGGCTGCGCCATCCCGGCGCTGCCATACAAGGGTTAAAGAACCCGGTTCATCAGGGCGTTGATCTGCTCCGGTGTTTTGCCGTCAAACATGTTCAACATCCCCGCACTTGACATCTCCAACATCGCCGCTGCCTGGTCGGTGTGTGCTGCTGAACCTGCCGGGATTTCCGACAAGCTCATGGGCGGCGCCGACTGGGCCTTGGCAATGGCCGCCTGAGCGGCTGCGGCGGCGCCCGTTGGTACGGTTGTCGTCGCGAGTTTTCCTGTGGCGCTCTTGAAAGTGTCCAGAAGCTCGATCACCTCGGCCGCACTGCCTTCGGCAATCACGTTCCTGATGCCGGAACGCGCAAAGCTGGGCTGTGACTCGATCCAGTCGTTCATCTGCTTGCTCTCAACCACTGACTCCACATCGGGGTGCGCCTTGTAGATCGTCGAGAAGTGCTCATCTGCGGCGCTGACTTGCTGCTGTTTGTGGAGTGGTTCCACCACAGCGGCCAATTTCGCCTCAAATTCCGCTTTGATTGCAGCCGTTTCCAGCGCAACCGCCTTCTTGATACCTGCCTTGAGCGCATCGTCCGAGTAATCACCAAAATCCACGTTGTCAACCGTTGTTGCGGCTGGCTCGGCTGGTGCTGGCTTGGGTGTGACACTTTTCAGTGCTTCGACCTCTTGCTGCGCCTGCTCTGCGACGGTCTTCCAGTGCTTCTCGGCTTCCCGTGCTTCTGTCAGCTTCTCGAATGGGATGGTGTGAACACCGTCCTTAGCGAGAATCACCTGCGGCGTTTCCGCTGCAATGACTGGCTCCACTTTGGCCACTGGTTCTGGCTTGACTTCTGCCGTGACGTTGGGCACGCCACTTTCCGTTTGCACGGTATCGCCCTGGGTCAGCATTTGCATCGCCTGCGCATCGGTCAACTTGCCATCAACTTGATTGGCCGCGAAAAACTCTTCTATCTTCATGTCATCACCCTTGCCACATATCGCCGTGGCCGCGTTGAAGGGCTTGCTCTTACGAGTTGGGGGCCGAAGCCCCGTCCTCTCCGTCTCAGGGAACCCCACAGCCTCACGGCGTTGGGCTCTGCGACCTCTCACGAGGTTGCGTGTGAATCATCCAACTACTTGCGCGGTTGAACAATCCTTACTGGGGGTCAAATCAGAAATCTCCCAGCCACATCCAGGTCAGGTCCACGGTCCCGGACCATGTTTGTGTCGCGTCGGCATCCACATCGGTCGTCGTTGCGAACGCAGAATTCAGATACACCGGCACGGCAGTGGTGTGGCCGTCGATCTGGGCAGCAGCGGCCAACACTGGGTTGACTGCGGTCCCGGCGACATTGATCGTGGCGCTGGACGTGAATGCTGTGGTTGGAGCGATGTCCACCATGGTGCTGGTCAGCGACACATTCGACGCCGCAGCGGAGCCCAGCGAAACCGCACCCGTAACACTTGCATTCAAGGTACTTGCCAAGGCGCTGGTAGTCGTCTGCGCCAGGCTGGCCACGCAAGCCAACACCATGATCCGGCCTTCCGGGAAGGTGTAAATCATGGTGCTCTGGTACTCGGTGCCGTTGACGATGGCCTGCGCGACAGCGGTCAAGGTCAGACGGGTGGTGCGGACTACGCCAGCGCCGCTTTCGGTCACGGCCACGCCGGTACCGCTGACGACGCCCACGATCTCCTTGAAGGCGTCGGTGTGCTGCTGGTGCCACAGCGCCATTTCGTCGTCTACCTCGCGGATTTGACCGACGGTCCAGGTGACTTTGTGGTCTCGCCGATCTTCGGATTGACCGGAAACGAGCGCTCGAAACAATTTACCCATGATGGTTCTCCAATTAAAGGCTTAGGTACGCTGAGACGGTGGCGCCAGTACCGGTCAGGCTTGCAGAAATTGCACGGATGAAGGCCCATGGGCTGTCCACGGCCTGCGTCTTGGTATCCGACGTGGTGCCGGACAGTGAGAGTGCTGAACCGATCGTTGACCAGTTCACGCCATTGTTTGAGCCCTGCACCGTGACAGTCGCGGTCAGGGCACCAGTGCCCGTGATGATGGCCTGCACCATGCCTTTGCGGCCTGCGTTCCATGGGCCTGAATAGCCTGCTCCGGTGCTGACAGCAGCCGTAGCGGGGGCGAGTAATTCGATAGATCGGATGGGGGTCATGCTGTTGCTCCAAAGTTATCGGTGGTGCGCTCCGTCTCGATGCCCTGCATGGGTGAGTCGGCTTGCTGTGGGACTGGCGGTAGTTGCGGGCTAGTGTTGGTCTGCACGTCAAGTGGTGGCGCGGCAATCGCCACGGGCTGCGGGAAGTTAGGGTCAACGCCGGCCGGTGTGGGTGGCTGATAGCCGGCGCCTTGCATCACCACATCGGCGATGGGCGCGATCTGCGGCATTTGGGCGATGGTCTGGCCAGCCTGTATCGACGCAAACGCGGCCTCCACGCCAGTCTTGACGGTCTCGGCGATCAGCTTGGAGATTTGCGCCATCTGCAATTCGGCCTTCAAGTCCAGTTCGCGCGACTTCAGATCGTGGTTGGCCTGGGCCAGCGCCTGCTTGACAGCTTCGTCGATCTGCTCCTGCACTTGCTCGGGCGATGCCTGATTCTTGGCCTCTTGGATCGCCTTGATGATGTCTTCCTTGTTCGGCATGTCCATCAGCGCAAGCAAGTGCGGCAGTGCCACGATTTGCAGTTCTTGCGGCATGCTCTTGAAGGCTTCGGACAGCGCCGATACCTGTTGGGCACGGAAACTCGACGTAGTGGGCACATCCGACACCGCCACCTTGAGCCTGGTGCGCTCGATGTCGTTGTTGCGGTACTTCACGCCAGTGGCCTCGTCGGTCATGGGCTCGTTGAGCATCACCTTGCGGTCAGGAATCACCGCATTGCCGCGAATCAGCACCTCCTGCGGCTGGTCGGCCATGTCCTCGATGATCATCGACAGCAACAGTTCACCCACTTTGGATCGGGCGAACTTGAAGTTGTCCATCAGTCCGGCCAGGCTCTGGGTGGCCTGCTCGATCTGGGCGTTTTCCTGCACGCCGCTGGTCGCTGTGCCTTTTTGGCCCTGGAAACCTGATGTGATGCCGCTTGCGCGCTCGATGCCGTTGCGCGAGTCTTGCAGCATCTTGTATTGCTGCTCGGTCAACTGGAAATCACGCTCCACTGAGAACTGGGCGCCAGGCTTGGCCATGTGCTCGGCGTCAAGCACGATGTCGGCATCCACGCGGGACGCCTGCTGGCGGAAAATCTCGTCCGAGTAGCTGACAGCGCCCTTGGTGCGGATGGTGCGAGTCGCCGAAAGACCCCAGCGAATCTTGCTGGTCGCGCTGTTGACGTTGTCCTGCAGGTAGATCATGCCGCGCACGCGCCCGAACGGCACGCCGGTACGGTCCTCGCGCTGGCCCCAGAACGGCACGTAGGGGAAATCGCTGTGTTTGTATGGACTCGGGCCGTCGTATAGCTTGTGCGGCCCCATCCAGAAGCTCACGTACATGCGCGCCACCACCGACTTCTGCGGCTTGATTTTGGCGCTGGCCACGGCCAGGACGTGCATTGCGTTCGTGCCGTCATACTCCACGACACGGCCGTCCGGGGTTTTGAGCACCATCACGCTCTCCCAGCGCCGATACCAGACCTCGAACAGACAGACCCGGCCATTCTCGGCGTCGCGCCATTCCTGTTCCTCCACACTCCAACCGCGTTGATCCTCCCAGGCCATCGCCATTTCGGTCGATGTGCCGCCGTCTGCCGTGGCTGCGAATTGGTCGGTCCAGCGTCCGTTAGTGCGGTCAATCAGTTCCTTGTGCTTCGGAAACTTGAGCTTGACTTGGGCAACGTCGCTCCAGCGCCTGCGCACCAGATAGCGGGCATTGGGCAATCCGGGCTCGCGGTCCAGCATGTCCCAGAAAATCTCATTGCGGTGAACGGCCTTGCAGCGGTACGGGAACTTGAACGGGTCGCTCTCGCGCGCTACCTCGACCCAGCCGACACCAACGCAGGTTTGTGGCTTGAATGCATCGGTGCAGGCCTTGTCGGCGCCCGAGTTGCGCTCGGCTTGATTGAGTTTGTAGTTCAGGGCGGCGGCCACATCATCGCCGTCATCGCCATCCGGCGTCACGCGCCAGTCTGTGCGGGTCTTGGCCTCAAGCCCGACAACCGACTCAATGGCCGGGCCAATCAGCGGCTCGATGGCTGGCGGCATACCAATCGCCTTTTGAGCGACCAACACTTCGCTGTTGAGCTGGTTGCCGTCAACGTAGTCCATTTCCTTGTCGGCCTTGGCGCGCCAACTCGGCTGATTCTGAATCTCGTAGAACCACTTGGTGAACTGCGCCAACGATAGGCCAGCGGCCTCGGGCTGGTCGCTCAACGTCATCGTGGCTGGGCTGATGGAATTGGTCATAGTCGCCAGTCAGGGGGTGGGGGCGGTGTGTAGTCGCGCATTGACGATGGCTCAGGAATTCCAGACACGAAGGTCATGGCCACTGAATCGCCTTTGTCCGGGCTTCGGCCCAGCACTTCGCGGATTTCGTCCTTGTCACGGATTTGGATGGCTGCGACCTTGCCCATAGTCACAACCTTGTAGCGGACAGCGCAGATGTCTTCCGTCAGTTCGGGGTCTGGCGGCAGGTAAACCGGGTCAGGGTTGGTTGGGTCAAGTGCCTCGCGCATGCGCCAATACATCTCGGCGCGCTTGTTCCTGAATCGCAGTTGGCCGGCCTTGTCAGACAGCCCACTTGAAGCGGAGCCCACCACGGGCAACACCAGCAGATTCAGGCCAACAATGAAATCCAGCGCGCTTGAGCCAATGCCGATGCTGTCAACGCATATGCAGGCACCATTGCGAACCAAAGGGACAATGAAGCCAGCGGCAGTCGGGCCATCCTTCACCACAGCGCCTGGCACGGAAATAAGCTCATCAAACCACTGGCCATGCCTGCGTGCGGCAGTGCTCTTGTCTTGGCCTCCACGAGTCGGGTCAAACCCAATAGCTGTCATCGGCCCTTTGGCTTCGCGCTTGACCCATCGCGCTTGCGCTGCTTTCACCCACTCAGTTGGCACAAGCTGCCATGCTGGGTCGCTGGCGCCCGCGTTGAAGTCACCACGCAGCATCTGGGAGCGCAAGGGCTCAGGCAAGCTCTGCAGGGTGGCCTTGTAGCCAGTCGATGCCAGGAACAGGTTGTCATCGACGCTTGACGGGATGAAGGTCCTGCTCTTCGGCGTGAACCAATCCGGCCCGACTTTCACCGGATCGCCGCTTGGCACTTCCATGTCGTCGCCATTGGCATCACTCACGTACCAGCGCAGTTCTCCGGGTTTAGCCGGGTTTGGGTGCGTTGGATCAAGCCAGGCCGCCCAGAATCGCTTTACCCACTGGCCTTCGCTCGATGTCGGCGGATTTCCGGCGCACACGACGCGCTGGCGCTGGTTGGGGTCGTCTGAGCGCAGCCAGCCGATCAGCGCTCGGAACTGCGCCTCGGTGAAGTGGGGCAACTCGTCGAACGCCTTCAGGTCATGCGCGCGGCCCTGATACTTCATCCAATCATCCGGCTGGGCTACGCTGCCAAGTTCCATCACGCGCCCGCCAGGAAGTCTCCAGACGCCAGACTGCGAGTTGTAGCCAGTGCGAGTCCCGATGATCCGGGTCATGTCCTCTTCGAGCCCGGTCAACTGCACCGCCTCGCGCCGGAAGATGATGGACCGTTGGTGTGCAGTCAGGGACAGTCCCAGCACCAGACTTGATTTGCCGCCACCAGCCGAGCCGCCATAAAACAGGATGTCGGCTTGTGAGTAGTAGGCAACGCTCTGCGGACCGGGCTGCGGTACCCACACAGGTACGCCCGCCAAAAGCTTGTCGAGCTCGGCCTTGTCGGCTTGCGACATGCGAGAAATCGACTCCATGGCTTCGGCTGTCGTACTCAAGGCAAGCTCCCGGCCCTGGACATCAGATAGGCCAGCTTCACCGCCCGCTCGGCGTCAGTCATGCCGCTGGGCTTGCCGGATTCATCCTCCTTGGCGCCATCAATGCTGAAGGCCTCGCGCTCACCCTTGCGAACCTTCTCGTCCACGTCTGCAAGCTTCTTGAGGTCGTCCACCAGCGCCGACCTGCCCATTGCCTTCTTGAGCGCGTCATTGGCCCTGTCCATACCGTTGTCGTCTGGGTTGCGCACCATCTCGATTACTTCGGCCAGGTCAACCATGTTCTCGGCCGCCTGCTCGATCTGGTCCAGCAGCTTGCGCTTGACCTCTGCGATGCGATTCAGTCCCTTGCGGTGCCCAAGGATCACGTCCTTGTTAACCTCGGCTGCAGCAAGAACGGTGTTTGCTGTGCTTTGCTGCGCAGCGCTGCACTTTTCGTCAATGACTGCTGCGATTAGCTTGGTGTTGGTCGCCTGTTTGATCGCAGCGGACAGGTCTTGCGTCCACCCATTTTTCTCTGCCTTGCGAGAGATCGTCCCATTGTTGGGTCCATGCTTGGCCTCCAGCTCTCGCAAGGTGAACTTGCCGGTACGGTAGTCCCGCTCTACAGCTTCCCAGTCTGCACGCTTCTTGGCAACGCCTTTAGCCCCTTTCGGAGCGGCTGCGGAGGCTTTTGGCTTTGGTGCTGTCATGCACCCGGATGTTCGCGGGTGCGTCCCTTATGGGCAAACCTTACTGGGGGTGGAGCATGGCCCGTACCTCGTCGGGCATCTTCCGGTATCCCCGGCATGTCTCTATTACGTGGGCGACCTGATCCGGCAGGTAGTCAAACCCCACAAACGCCTGACGAGCCTTCCAGATCGCAAGAAGCTGCTTCTGCCCATTTGTCAGCCCCTGCTCGTCCTGTATTGCCGCCATCCATTCTGGTGTGATCTGCATCTTGATACTCGGTTGGTGAGACAAGGGTTCGGTTCGGGCAAGATTCATCCAGAGCCACCATTCGAGGCAGACTCTGGATTCACTCGTTATGGAGCCGGCAACGGGACACATCGAGACAGCACTACATCACAAGCTGATTGCTGCATTGAGGCTTTCCGCCCTTGTAGGCGCCCGCGCGGTCCTCATACCACCGGATCGCTACCCCAAGCTATTCGCCCTGGACAACCCGATGAAACCCACCCGCTGCCGCTTGCATCTTCTTTGCGGCGAGATTCGACACACGTAAGAACGTTGCGCCTGTAGCTTCGTTGCCCCCGGCTTCCCGGATGTCTGCGCCGCCAGATACAAGCAATGCCCGTTAGACCATGCATCTAGTCTCGGAAAGCAGAAACCCTTGAGGCTCTGCTTTCCACGGCCGCACCATGTTGGGATTGAACCCAGAAAGCAGAAGCTCAAGGGCTTCAGGTTGCTATTGTCTCACGGTGCGGCCGTTTGACAAGCGCAATCTTCGCGGCGCCGCCAGTTTGGAGCAATCCTTAGTGGGGGTCGTCCGGGTCATGCAAGTCAGCCAGGGCCTTGGCGTCGGCCTCAGATTCACATTTTTCGCCGAATGCCACGATAGCCCGGTGCTTCCATGCCTGGCCATCCCAATGTGCTGCCATCGGGAATATGCCCTCTTGTGAGTCCCAGCACACAAGCACCGCATACCACCCTGGCTCGGTCGGCTGGCCATCAAAGTCCCATTTCATGGTCACTTCACCCTCTCCCTGATGTCCTCGGCATACTCAAAGCCCGTCCGCTCGTAGTAGTCGGCTTCCTCGCACACTTTGGCGCAAGCATCCCGCGCAGCCATCCAGGCATCCCGGCACGCCTCGGGAACCGACACGTTCTCGCCGAAGTACTCTTTCGCCCAGTCTTCGAAGGTCATGGCGCCCTTTCAGCGTTGCGTTATGCAACCTCAACACCAGCCGGCAGGAACTCGTCGCGCGAGAACACTATCCAGCAGTTGTTGCCGTGCTTCAACATCACCCGCGCAACGCCAGGCTTGTGCCGCGTCACGCAGACAATCTCGCCATCTTCAAACGCTCGCGGGCCGGTAGCCACGAAATACGAGCTGTCATCGGTCGCCTGTTCTTCGAGGTCTGGCCACTGCAAAAAATGGTGCAGGCGTCCTTGGTGTGTCGTGTAGTGCAGCATCTTCGTTGCTCCGGTTGCATAACCTGTCATTCGGCGCGGACCCCTTCGGGTCCGGGCAATTTGGCGTTATGCCTTAGTGCTGCTACAGCCGTGTGCTTAGCGTCACAGCACACCGAGTGTGTCGCGATCACTTGTAGAGCCGCACGAAACCGCTCCACTTCGGCGGAGGCTCTTGTGTTCCATGCCGCCAACAACAAATCCTTGTCCGGCGTGTCCAGGCACAATGCCAGCCCGCAGTTGCAAAGCACCTCCCACCCCGCCAGATCGACTACCCGTGGCTGTTGCCCGCACAGTGGGCAAGGCATAACAGGTCGCTCGAAAGGAGCGCCAGCGGGCGGGGTTGGGTATTCAGGCTTGGTCATGGCGCCCACGGTCAAGCGATCGTCACTGCGTTCCGCGATCAGATTCGCCAGTTCAACCAAATCCCCGGCGCTGAAGGCATTGGCATCCTTGACACCCATGCGTTCGAGCATGTCGCGGGCTTTTTGTTCTGAGGTCATGTCTTACTCTCCACCATCGCCAGCGCTTTGCGCAGACAGTCGGCGCAAATATAGGCCACGGCTTTCTCGTTGTCTGCCTCGGCGCCCATCTCGACCACATCCCACGTCTGCGCTCCGCATTCTGTGCAGC